TGGCTATGGCTATGGCTATGGCTATGGCTCTGGCTATGGCTATGGCTCTGGCTCTGGCTCTGGCGATGGCTATGGCTATGGCTATGGCGATGGCGATGGCGATGGCGATGGCTCTGGCTATGGCTCTGGCGATGGCATACAGGCTGTTTCGGAGTGTTCCGTCTACCAAATAGACGGAGTGCCGACAATTCTGAATCACATTCATGGAAATATCGCGGAGGGCTTCATCCTGCAGTCCGACCTCACGCTCACTCCGTGTTATGTAGTTAAGGAGGATGGTGTGTTTGCTCACGGTGCGACTATGCGTGAGGCGTTCGACGCCTTGCAGGAGAAGCTATACGACGATCGCACGGAGGAGGAACGCCTCACCGCTTTCAAAGAGCGTTTCCCCGACTTCGGCAAGAAGTATCCGGCAAAGGAGTTGTTCGTATGGCATCATGTCCTTACTGGCAGCAGCAAGGCGGGACGGATGGCATTCTGTCTCGACAAGGGCATCGACCTTGAAAAAGACACATACTCGGTTGTCGAGTTCATCCGCCTCACGAAGGACGCTTATGGCGGAGAGATGATCCGCAAGTTGGTTGCGGATTAAGATACGGCGGAGCCTCTTTTTCGTGTGATTTTTAGGGTTAGTTCAGAGTTTAGTGGTTTGGGGCTCCGCCTCCAACACAGGGCGCGGCGCCTGTGACAGCCGCATGGCCATAATTCTTGATTTTGAACATCCGCCGCCTGCCGTGAGGCCCGCGTGCGGAGAGAGGGGCGGGAGTTGTTCAGCCATGGTTTCAGGTTTTAATCCGTTTCCCGCCCCGATTTTTTGAATGAGCTTATGAATAAAAAAGAACCTGTACAAACTGCATTGTTCGATACTTCAGTAGCGCTGAAGCGCCCGTCGTCGCGACGACGTCATGACGATTACGAAGTTTTTGTAAAGAAGTTCGAGCCGAAGAAAACGACAGACGACTGTTATACTCCGTCTGCGGTATATGATGCCGTATTGGGGTGGGTTGCGGAGGCTGTCGACATATCTGGAAGGGAGATCGTTCGCCCGTTTTGGCCCGGTGGCGATTATGAAAACTTCGACTATCCCGATGGATGTGTTGTTATAGATAACCCTCCGTTTTCGATAATAACGAAGATCATAAGATTTTATATGGCGCAGGGCATCCGGTTCTTCCTGTTTGCACCACATTTAACGTTGTTCAGCTCGAGAAATATCGAATGGACATGTATTGTTTGTGACTGTATCATTGAGTATGATAACAAGGCGAAAATAAATACAGGATTTGTCAGCAATCTGTTTGGGCCTTGTCGTATCATGACAGCTCCGAATTTATATCACAGAATAAGAGAGGCGCAGCAAGGTTCAGGCACATCTCTTTCTAAATACAGGTATCCCGACAATGTTGTATCACCTGCTTTGTTAGGGAAGATCGCAAAACATGTCGAGTTCCGAGTAATGGCTGATGAGTGCATCCAGATCGGGAAATTAGACACTCAGAAGGATACCGGCATATATGGTGGGGGCTTTCTTTTGAGCGAAAAGCGAGCCGCCGAAAAGCGAGCCGCCGAAAAGCGAGCCGCCGAAAAGCGAGCCGCCAAAGTTTGTACTGTCTGGGAGTTGTCTGATCGCGAGAAAAAACTCATAAAGGAATTAGGATAACATGAAGATCAGCAAACGGAAATACGCCGCCCTTATGCGGGTTCTGCGCAACCTGCCCGCGCGGTTGCACGACGAGTGCCGCTACACGCCGCGCGAGCGCAATGCCGTGCGTGAGGCGCGGCTTCTGGAGCGCCGTCTTGCCGACATGGCCGCCGACGAGGAGCTGAAGGTCTATATCTCGGGGGCCATTACGGGCCTGCCGTCGCAGCAGGTAGAGGAGAAGTTCCGGCGTGCCGAGCGGCCTCGATAAAGGCATACGGCAACGCCGTTGTCCCGCAGGTGGTGTACAGGATTTTCGACACGATAAACGAGTATGAGAAAGTATATTGATAATTTTTCACGATTATGGACATCACGAAGATGACATCAGCAGAACGCGCCGCACTGAAGGCGCAGCTTGAGGCCGAAGAGCGTGCCGAGAAACAGAAACGCGAGAACGATATAGCCGCGTACAAGAATGCGGTGGACGAGTTCTGCCGCAGAAAATTCGCGAGCATGCAGGCGTTGAGCGAGACATTGCGCAGGGCCAAGGACGAGGTCTTCGCCGACGCCGAAACCCTGATAGCCCTCAAGGATGAGCTCTACGACACCAAGGCCGACCGCCACAGCAACCAGTTCACCACCTCCGACGGCCGCATTACCATAGCGCTGGGGAACCGCACGAACGACGGCTGGGACGACACGGTCAACGTGGGTGTCGACAAGGTCAAGGCGTTCATCCGCTCGCTGGCCAAGGACGACGATTCGGCCGCGCTGGCCGAGATGGTAATGAACCTTCTGGCCAAAGACCGCAAGGGCAATCTGAAGGCCAGCCGTGTGCTCCAGCTGCGCGAGATTGCCCGCAGGTCGGGGTATCCCGAGCTGATCGAGGCCACGGATATCATACAGGCTGCCTACCGTCCCGTCGACACATGTCAGTTCATATCGGTCACGTATAAGGACGACAAGGGCGTGAAACATGCACTGCCGCTATCGCTGGCGGCAATGGAATAGGAGGAGGCCATGTATAAAGTGCGGTTTGTTCTGTCGCGTCACGGATATCGCCAGCGCCGGCTGGAGGGAATTTACATTCCGCCGTCACCGCCACCCGCAATATCCGACATGAAACGCGATTGCGAGGCATACATACGCGGCGAGTTGGAAAAGCGCAATCCATTGTTCCGTACATTCGCCATCGACCTTATCGAGTTCAAACGGTTGCGTACCGATTTCCTATATAACGCCGGCAAGGAGGGAGGCTGATTCGGCACTGCGGTTAATACGACTGATAATTATTCCCGACAACGATATTTTATCATTGTCGGGAATAATTTTTCTGCTATTATTTTGTGTGGGGGGGGGATTTCGTAACTTTGTCACACATTTTCGTTTTCGTTTAATATGTGCTATCTTTGCATTATAAGCACATTCTACATGGAGGAGCTGGTGTTGTTCAACATTCCGACGGTGGAGAAAGCGGGAGCGCGTCGCAGGACGCGTTCGCGGGCAGCATGCTGTGACGATACGATCGTCTCGCGCCGCGACCGCATCACCAAGCGTAACCGTATCCTGACGGCACGGTATTACTACTGGACGGAGCTGGAGCGGCGGCGTTTCGACGATGTGCTGCGCATCCTTTCGGACAACGAGTTCTTCGTCGAGGAGCGCACCATCAGCAATGCGCTCATGGAGCAGGACGAGTTCTATCGTTCGCTGCTTCAAGGCAAGACCACGAAGCATCAGCTTCGACGGATGTTCCCGAGTTTCAACTGGAACTAATCCATAAATGCCGAATCGTATATCACATTATATACTTTAAGCCCGTCGGTTCGCCTTTCGGGCACCACGCTCACGCGCTGGAGCGGATTTATCCGCTGGCCGTAATTCCACCACTGCATGGCGGCATGAATCCTCTCCAGCGTATCGAGACATCCAAGAGCCTGTTCCCGCACCTTTGCCGGAGCGGCCGTTGCGGCCGTGCCGCATCCTGCGAATGCTATGCGCAGGGAGAACTGCACGTGTACGAGCTGCTTTCCTGCCTGATGGTTGTCGCAGCGCGAGTAGCGCATATCCACCAGACAACAGGGGAATGCCACGGGCGGGCGCGTGCCCGATGTGTTGAGTTGTCCCATGTCGGCGTCGACCCACCGTATCTCGGGCACCTCGACCTCGATGCGGTCGCATACGGCGATGAAAAGTTCCTTGTTCATATACTATTTGTTAAGTTGTTCGTTTACATACGCCTCCAGCTCGTCATGCAGCAGCTGCTCGAGCTCCTTCGCATCGCCCAAGAACTGCCGCTGCGGAATGCGCATACGCCGTGTATGCGTGCGTACATTCTGCTCGCCGCGTCCGGTCTTGCGTGTATGTGCCGGAATGACGACCTGCCCGTCGAAACCTTCGTTATGCACCTGCGCATAGTCGACCTTCTGGTTGCCGAACGATATGGTCACCCCGTCGCCCTTGCGTTCGATCTGCATGCTCCGGCGCAGGTTGCCCGTGTCGATAAGTTCCGAACCGCGGCGGCGCGGGTCGCTGTTCCGCGGCCACGGGTTGCCGTCGAAGGCCTTTTTGGTGAAGGCCTCCTGAAAGTATTGCCCCGCAAGGCCGCCCGCCAGATCGACACAGTCGTCGATCACCTCGTCGAGACGCGCCGCAATGGCCTCATCTATTTTTATTTCCATAAATATTTCGTACTTTTGTATCGAAGCGTAGGATTTCGGGGGTGAATTGCATTTCGCCAACACCTCGCGGGTGATGGGGGCGAAACCAAAGACTGGGCTCGATACAGCGAATGAATACGTTAACCCGAAGCAACGCCATAACACCGGCTATCCAATCCGTTGCGGATACACGGGACGGGTTCCCGAGTAAACAACAGTACGGACGGACGCAAGGATATGGCGTTACGACTTTTTAATGAGGAGGCCTCGTCTGTATTTCCATCGCGGATCCGCACGTCTGCGGCTCGGAGTAACCTTCTTTTCCAGCTTCGGGTTCTGAACTATCTCGAACCACGTGGTTATTCTGTATTCCAAATCCTCCGTCACCTCGCATATCACATTTATCACCTTCCCCTCATAGAATTTTATGAAATTAAGGTTCTTGAACTCGTCGGTGTAGTCGTTGAGCCATACCTCGTCGGGCGAGGACAACACATCCCCGATACATCCCAGCAATGGCACACGCGCTTTTGCGTAGCCCTTTGTAGTGTGACGTTCAAATACCTTCTCATCCATGGCCACCTCGCGCCCCATATAATCCTTCAGCACAGGGTGCGTGTCGTACCACTCCGGGGCCGTTCCCTCATATACGGGCATCGGGATCTTTGCCGCCGCAAGCCGCTTGCCGAAGGATTCAAGGCCCCAGTCGTTGTAATAGAGCGCCCCGAGCGCCTTGGATGCCTTGTCCTGAAAACGGCGGATATAGAACTGGTTTTGTGCGAATACCTCGCCGCGGAGGGCGCGGTTCACACCCCAGCCCTGTGCTGCAGCCTTCTTCCATTCGGAGGTCTCGAAATAGGCATCGACACGGCGGCGCATCTGCTCCGTATCCACCTCCCGTGCTTGGTTGCGTGTGCGGCCGACAACGGTACAGCGGCAGTTCCAGCCGTTGGGCGGGTATATCTTGTCCCAGCGCGGATCGTTTGCGGGCAAGATTACCCCGTCAAGGAGCCTGTGCGTCGGGCGTACAAGCTCGTCACGCGCCGTGAAATACTCCCAGAAGGGCATTGTCTTCACCCCGCGGCGCAACCTGCGGTAATTCGACGCCTCCTCGGCCACGGCCTGTGCCGTCGCATATTCGGTCTGCTGCCAGCGGCGGTTGAACTGCTCGCACACCTCGGCGGCACGCCGCTCGAAGTCGCGGAAGTCCTTGCTCTCGCGGAACAGGCGATTGAGCTCCTGCAACTCGGCAAGGGTCTTGGCCGCCGAGAACTGGAACAGGTTTATCTCCATGGCCGTCTGCATGGCATCGTCACGCACACCGTAGGCATACGACACGTCGGCCGTCCGAGCGCCGTTCCGCGACCTTTCGGACGCCGTTCTAACGGCTTTCAAAAGGTCGTCGGCGATGAACCGCCACAACTCCGTGTCGAACTCGGCTCCCTCGGCGGCATGCCTCATGACATGCTCGTCGAGCGTCGCATCATCACTCATCCGCGTGGGGATTGCACCAGCCGTCGCCCCGCACTGCGGGGCTCCTGCGAAAAAATCCCGCAGCCGGCCTAAAATGCCTCCCTCTCCGTCGGCGAGCCTCCGTCCCTTTTTCCCGTCCTTGTCCTTGCCGGTCTCGGCGCCGCCGGCATCCGCCTTGTCCTCCACGACTTCTATCTCCTCGACCGTTGCGGGCCTGCGCCCCGCAACCGGCTCCCCATGCTCGGGCATGGGAATCGAATACTTCTCGTGGATGTATTTTGCGGGAATGTCGATCACATTCGACAGCTGCACTATGTCGGCCACGGAGAGGGGCTCGGCCACCTTGGGGAATACGAACGCTCCGCCCTCCACGGCAAAGCCTCGGGCCGAAAGCATGGGTATGACGCGCTCGTTGAGTGTGCGCTGAACGAAACGCAGGTCACTCGCATGTTTGGCGGCCTCGACTTCGAGATGCACCTCGCCGAGGGAGCGTGCGCCGCGCTCGCCCTGCACGGTGGTCAGCGTCTGGCCGAGGATGGTGATGAGCATCTCCTCGTTGTTGGCCTCGCGGAACTCGTTATAGGACGATCCCGACCCCGTATTGCCGTCGCGCGTCTCTATCTCCGACTCCTTGGGGATTACTATATACGGCGCGGAGCCGGCCTTCTCGAACGCCTCCTCCAAGAGCCGGCGGCTCGCCGGATCGTAAGTGTTGTATTTGCCGATGCGCTGCGGCATGCCGAAGAGTTCAATCCACTGGGCGTAGTCGCCGAACCCGCCGCGCTTCCATATCGCGTAGGGCGCAGCCTTGAGCAGCAGGCCGAAGTCGTCGGGACGGCCGAGCACGAGCATATGCGAATCGCCGTCGTAGGAAACGCCGGTCATGCCGCTGTCGTCGAACAGGATGCGGTGATTATGCAGGTCGATGTACTTCGGCTTTATCGCCTCGACGGCGAATCCGTCACGGAACGACAGCTCTACTGCCGCACGGCCGTAAAAACGGCGGTTCATGATCTCGTGCACGAGCGTCTCCCATGCCGAGGTGTCGATAAGCCGCACCACGGCATCGTTCTCCTTGCCGCGAGCGTCCATGAATACTACCTCGGCGTTGAGAACGGCCTGTATGCGCTTGTCGACGGCATTCGAGAGCACGCCGTCGATCATGATGTCGTCGAACAGGTCGTACAGATACTTCGCTTTTCCGGCGTCGGCCGAGCGCAGCGCCGCGCGCCAGTCCCCGACGTCGTACACGCGGCGTTGCGGAGCCTTCACCACGATCTGCTGCACAATGAGAGGCCTGTTGTCGCGGGCGTCTTTGACGGACGCCGTATTTTTCTTTTTCGCCATATCCTAAAAGTGTTGAAATCGTTTCGGGTTCGAGCCGAAGATGTATTCTCCCGCGGCCGCGTCGCTCCCGCCGGCACCCTCCGCCTCCTCCCTTGCGGGCAGGTTAGGTTTCGTTTCCGACTTCTGTACCGAGCGCAGCCATGCAATGGCCCGTTCATAGCGGTCCTGCCGCAGCTCGAGATCGGTGCCGGCGTTGCACAGGTTTATGAAGTGCCACACGGCGATGTCCTTGACGAATATGAGCAGCAGGGCGTTGCGCCCGTCGCCGGAAGCCGAGAATATCTTCTCGCGGTCGTAGGCTCCCAGATAGCCCCACGCCTCCTCCATGGCGGCGTCTATGGCGGCCGTCACGATCGTCTCGTCGTCGCGGGCGATCACGTCGATATTCTCTTTGTACAGATGCGTCCGCATCTCGTCGGGTGTCAGGAATGCCATATCAGTAACGTTTTGATGTCCGGCGTCTTCGGCCTATTGTACAAGCCCCTTCTGCAAGGGTCGATATCCTTTGGTTGAGAATCCACACGGCACCCTCCACGCAGTCGGGGCCGTCGGCGGGAGACTTCATCGCGCGGTTCAGCAGGAGGAACTGCTCCTCGAGACGTTTCATGTGCGGATTGTCCCGCTCGGCGGCATTGAGCACCAGCCGTCCCTGCCGTATGAGAGGCTCGAGGTTACCCTCGATACGTTCGAACTTGGGCGGCTTGCACCGCTCGTCCGGAACGATTCCGATGAACCCTTTCCGAGCGCCTTTCTCGGCGAACATCGGCAGGAATACCTGTTCGTAGAACGGATCCTGCAGAGTATTGTTCTCGATGTAGTTATATACCTGTACGCCCTCGCCCGCCCAATCGCGCAGCGCATAATACCACTCGACGAACTCGTCGTTGGTCACATGGTCGAGAAACCCCGTATATACGTAGAACTTGCCGTCACAGTAGCCCACGAGGAACACCGACTTGTACGACGACGCCTTGTTCTTCGAGTTCGACGGCGCGGGATCGCCGTATGCTACGGCGAGGGCAAGCCTGTTCGTAGGCGGGCACTCGCCCCATACTACCTCCTTTATCACCTCACCCTCCGACAGCGGGTTGTTCATGTACTCCTGCTGGAATGCTTTTGTCGAGATTTTGGACTCGATGCGTCGTATGCGCTCGTCGGTATTCCTTTCGGGCCACGTCGAGCGGCCACGCGCGTCGCGTATGTTCACCACGTCGTGGTGGTCGGCCTTCCGCGCGGCCCGCACGACGCAGCAGTCGTGGGCGATGATGTTGCCGCAGAATACCACGAGCAAATCCCCGCTCACCGAGCGCGTGGGGAAGAGGGCGTTCTCGAACCATTCCCACTTCTTCTTCACCGTATCGGGGTTGCGGCAATCCTCGTCGGTGTCGAAGTCGTCGACGAGAACGGTGTCGGGGCGTACGGCGTCCTTGCGCGTGCCGCGCGGCGATTCGAGGGCGCCGAGGGCGCGGAACGTCGCCCCCGAGGTGAGGGAGAACTCGCCCGCCGTCCATTTGCCTATCTCGCGAAGATCGCCGTAATAGTCCTTCAGGAGCGAATTCTTCTCCAGCGCATTCTTGTACGGCTCCAAAAGACGTTCGGCATTCGCGTGCGAGTTGGAGATGAGCAGCACGTTGCGCTTGCGGCCCGCGAGGACGAGATACATCACGCACATGAACACGATCGTCGACTTGGCCAGCTCGCGCGACCATGACAAGACCTCGTACCATTCGGCATTCTCCGTTATGCGGCGTATGGCCCGCTTGTGGAACGGCGTGAACGGCGCCGAGCAGAACTCGGCGAAGAAGAACCTCATCCATGCCACGGCATCCCTCTCCAGACGCTCACGCTTCTTCGCACGTTCTACGGGAGAGAGACGGTCGGAGGCCTTGTCCTTCTTCAGCGAACGGTAATACTCCGTCCACTCCCTGAATGCCGCACGGTCGTCTAATTTGCCCATTTCAGCCTCTCTTTGATGTACGAATCCATGTAGTCGCTCAGCTCTTTCGCCCGTTCGAGATCCAACTGCCGCACATAGTCGAGGATGCCGCGCGCGACGTTGACTATCTCGCGCACGGAGGCCTCCTGTTCGAGCGCCTCGAGATCAGCCGTGAGCTTGCGCCTTATGTCGGCCTCCTTCGCCGACGGGAACCGCTTGCCCTCCTCGCGCGAGGCTATCGTGCGGTCGAGCTCGTCGAGCTGCATGAGCGTCGACTTGATCCGCGCCTCGCGCGTCTGCAGGAAGTTCAGCTTCAGACCCTCCCACTCCTTTGTCCACCGCACGACCGTGATGCGTGCGACACCTACCTTCTCGGCTATCTCGGCCTGCGTGATGTCCGAGGTGAGATAGAGCGTTTTGGCCCACTCCTTCTTCTGCGACGATGTGAGTTCCTGTGCCATTCGATAATGTTTTACGAAGACAAAAGTACGGTGCCGGCAGCAGCAAAACCAATCGCGATTCAACGACTGACGCACAATCCGTAAATATATACAATACATTGATTGTCATTACATTGCGATTTGCATTGCCGATTTTTGCCTGCCAATTTTGCATCGGAATCGAATCCATCACAACCGATGAAACACTTCACTTTCATACTCCACGACGAGACGGTCAACACCTACGGCTTCCGCATGCTCACCGCGGGCGCGAACCTCGACGAGTTTCGCAAGAACCCCGTAATGTTAATCAATCACGCGGACTACGAGTTGCCCATAGGCCGCTGGGAGAATATCCGCATCGAGGGTGCGCAGATTCTCGCCGACGCCGTGTTCGACGAAAACGACGAGCGGGCGGTACGTGTCATGAAGAAGGTGGAGGACGATTTCATCCGAGCGGCATCCATCGGCACATGGCCGCCCGAGAAGTTGAGCGACGCGCCCGAGCTTAAACTCGACGGCCAGACCATGCCCACCGTGACCAAATGGACGGTGCGCGAGGCTTCGATAGTCACCATAGGGGCGAACCACAACGCTCTGGCCATGTACGACCGCACGACGGGACAACGTCTCGACCTTAACGACGCGCATACCATAGTGCGGCTTATGGACTGCCGGCACGCCACAAATCACATAAACGATAACGACATGATCAAGACAATCAAGGGAATCCTCGGATTGCAGGATTCCGCAACCGATGCCGAGGCCACGGCTGCCGTCGAGGCATTGCAGGCAGAGAACGTGAGGCTCGCGGATGCGAACACCGCACTCAAGGCGGAGGCAGCCGCGAGGGAACAGGCGCGAAAGGATGCGCAGAAGGCCGAGGCCGTGGCGCTGGTGGATGCCGCCGTCAAGGACGGACGCATCGACGCCGGCGGCAGGGACGCATATCTCGAACTCTTCGACAAGGATTTCGATAATGCGAAAAAGGTGCTGGCGGCAATCCCGCAACGCGGCTCCATAGCATCGCGCATAGAGCAGACACGTACGGATACGCAGGCCCTGCCGGCGGATCTCAAGGACAAGTCATGGGACGAACTCGACCGTGCCGGCAGACTCGTCGAGCTGCGGGACAAGGATCCCGAACTGTTCCGCGAAAAATTCAAGGCCCGCTTCGGCGTCGTCCCCAACATGTAGAACATCCAAAATCGAACGAATATGGCAATACAGAAAGAGATCTGGCAGCAGAGCATAGTCGAGGGCCTCTTCGCCTCGAACAGCTTTCTGTCAAAGGCATTCAATGCCGACGAATACGTAAATGCGGGGAAAGTGGTTCACATACAGCAGGCGGGTGCCCCGTCGGCCGTCGTGAAAGATCGATCGACACTCCCCGCGACAGTCAAGAAGCGCAAGGACTCCGACCTGACATACACGCTGTCGGAGTTCACGACCGATCCCGTGCATATCCCTCATGCCGACACCGTGGAGCTGTCGTACGACAAGCGCGAGTCGGTGCTGCGGCAAGACAAGCTGGCGTTGTTCGATGCCGTGGCGCTTGACTTCCTCTACAACTGGAGTCCCGCCGCCGCGAATGTCCTCCAGACCACGGGTGCGGAAGTAGCCGCGCATACCGCATCAGCGACGGGCAACCGCAAGGCGATATGCAAGGCTGACGTGCTCACGCTCATGTCGAAGTTCAACGAGACCGACATCCCGCAGGAGGGACGTTACCTGCTTCTCGACGCACAGATGTATTCGCAGCTGCTCAATGACCTTACGGCCAACGAGAACAGCGCCTTCCTCGCCTCGGCCGACGCACAGCAGGGAGTCCTGGGCAAGCTCTACTCGTTCAACATCATGATGCGTTCGCGCGTGATGCGCTACACCTCGGCAAAGGCCGCCAAGAAGTGGGATACGGCAGGCGCCGCAACAGATGCCGCCGCCGCACTGGCATGGCACGAACAGTCCGTATGCCGCGCATTGGGCGAAGTGGTGGCATACGAAAACGAAGGCGACCCGACCTACTACGGCGACATTTACTCATTCCTCGTACGTGCGGGCGGCCGTATAATGCGTTCGGACAACCTCGGCGTAGTGGCTCTGATGCAGGGCACACCCGAAGCGAAGTGACGCTCCGTAACGACAACATCCATCCCTGCCGGCGGCTATGCCGTCGGCAGGTTATCGAAAACCCATAAAAACCGAAAGCTATGTCATTGGTAAGAGAACAATATAACGGTTATCTGGCGCTTCTGGACGCCATATACTTCGACGGCGTCCTTATAGGCAACATCTCGGATGACGGTGTGGACTTCGGCGGCGAAGACGCGCAGACATTCGAGTTGTGGGCGGCACAGGTGCGCGACGCCCCCGTAGACGAACTGGAGACGCGGGCCGCGACGAGCGAACCGTCGGGTAAGATGATACATCTGATTCCGAAAAACTGTCAGGCGCTGGCCGGCGGTAAGATCGAGGGCGACAAATGGTACGCTCCAGCCCGTTCCATAATACGCGAGGGCAATCTGAAATTCCTGACGGGTACGGGCGGAACTATCGAGATGTACCGCGCCAAGCTGCGCGTGACGCCGCCTCGCGGCGGTCTCGGCGGCGAGAACACCGTCGGCATGAACTTCACCTTCAAGATGCTCTCGCCCAAGAACGGCGGCAGCCCCTACTCCATCTATCCCACGGAGGCGTTCATCACGGTCGATCCCCAGACTCTCACCTTCGAGGCCGCAGGCGGCAGCAAGACCGTCAACATCGAGGCTTCGGGGCCATTCTCGGTGGGCGCCGTTCCTGAAGGCTTCTCCGTCGAGATAGAGAACGGTTACGTCACAGTTATCGCCGAGGAGAACTCGTCGAGCTCCGTGCGCTCGGGCAACCTCGACTTCATCCTCGAATCGGACGGCGAGACGAAGGCCACCGTTGCGCTGTCGCAGGCCAAGGCCGGCGTATGAAACGCGACACCAAGATAGAGCGGCAGCTTGCGGACGCCCTGCTCGACACGGGCGTCTCGATCCCGCTCTTTCGGGTGAAGCTGCCTTTCTGTCGCGCACGGACGCTGCGCGTGGTGATGAGCCGACCACGGTTGGGTACCGCGCTGCGTATTCTCCGCCTCTATCTCGAAATGGACACTACGCCTGCCGCTGTGGCGACGATGGACGACAGGGCACAGATACGCTTCCTTGCCGAGCACGGCCGGCGCCTGTGCCTCGCCATAGCCTATGCCGTGTGCGGCGGCTTCCTGTCGGGGCGGATTTTCGCCCGCCCGCTGGCATGGCTCATACGCCGTGCCGTGCCGCGCGAGTACATATTCGAGGCGCAGCGCTGTTTCATGGCACTGCATTCGACTCGGGATTTCATGCCTACTATCGCTTGGGCCGAAGCGGCGAACCCGCTGACGCCCGACGCGAGCCGCGCGGGAAAACGTACAAGGCCAAGGCCCGCAACAGGGAGGAGTTAACGACGCATTACGAGCCGTCCCATAGCCTCTTCGGCATAATCTGGCAGATAGCCTCCGCCACAGGCTGGAGCGTTCATTATATACTCTGGGAGGTGAACTACCAGACGCTGGCCATGATGATGGCCGACGCGCCGCGCACGACGACGGAGCGGACGGCCAAGACCCCACCCAAGTCGATCGAACAGTTGTTTCAGTCAAAGTACAGAAGTAAATGGAACCCGTCAAAATAGAGTTCCTCGTCGAGAACAACACCCGTTCGGGGCTCGAAGGAGCCTCGAAGGGGATCGACGGCGTGGAGAAGGATGCCGTGCGGGCACAGAAGAGCGTGAAGGCGCTGCAGGCGGAGATCGAACGGCTCCGAGAGACCATGGCCAAGGCTCCCGAGATGGATCAGACGGAGAACATCAGGCAGATCGACGAGCTGAAGCGGCGCATCGCCGAACTGCAGAAGGCCTCGCAGACGACCGACCTCGTGCCCCGAAGCGCCCCTGCCGCCGTACACACGTACAACGGTCTCAACATGTCGATTCAGCAGATAGCGCGCGAGCTGCCGTCGCTGGCAATGGGGCCGCAGATGTTCTTTCTCGCCATATCCAACAACCTGCCCATCTTCACCGACGAGCTGGCGCGGGCGCGCAGGGAATACGAGGCGATAACCGCCGCCGGCGGGAAGGGGATACCCGTATGGCGGCAGCTGCTATCGTCCATCGTATCGTGGCAGACGGCGCTCGCCGTCGGAATAATGCTGTCCGCCACATACGGCAGGGAGATAGGAGATTTCGTGTCGAGCCTTTTTCGCGGGAAAACCGCTTTCGACAGTGCGGCCAAGGCGGCAGAGGGATATCACCTGACACTCTTCGAAGGAACGAAGAACGCCCAGAAAGAACGTGTCGAGCTCGACCTGCTGTACAAGGCCGCGACGAACAATGCCTTGGCGATGGACGAGAGACGCAATGCCGTATCCGAATTGCAGAGCATGTATCCTGAATATTTCGGCAACATGTCGAAAGAGCAGATAATGCTCGGCAACGCCAAAGACAGATACGACGAACTGACGGCCGCGATAATCAGATCCGCACAGGCACAGGCGGCTCGTGACAAAATAGCCGAGAACAGCCGCAGGATTCTCGACGTGCAGCAGAGCCGCGAATATAAGGAATATGCCGCCCAGTCCGATTTCGCGAAGAACTCGAGCATAGAGGATCTCATGCTTCGCACGCAAGGAAACGAAGAGGCCGCTGCACGTCTGAAGTTCGAATTGAAAAAGAATGCGGAGATACAGGGACGCATGCTCTTCGACGCATACAAGGAGGTGAACGAAGAGTTTGCCGAAGAGGCTGAATCGCTGGGCGTGACCAGCTTTGAAGAGTATATAAACACGCTCAATGCGCTTAATGAACGGTTGGCGCCCGATGCCACGAAGCTCTATACCGATCCGCTGAAAGGCACGAGAACCAACTCCAAAGATACGACACAGGACGACTACGGCGAGGTGATGCGCACCCGCCGGCAGGCTCTCGACGAGCAGACGGTGGCTCTGATGGACGAAGGGTTCGAGAAGGAGCGTGCCCAGATCCGGCTCCAATATGAAAAGACCCGTGCGGAATACGAGGCGGAGGAAACGAAGACGCTGGCCCTGATCAAGAAGCTGCGGGCCGCGGGCGCAGAGGTATCGCCCGATGCCGAGCGCGACACGCGCACGATGACGACGGCACTCGTGGCCGGCGCCGAGAAGCTCCGCGACCGCGATCTGGCGGAGGTCGACCGCAGGGAGCGCGAGTCGTATGACAAGCTGTTGGAGAAATACGAGACATACCAGCAGGGACGCCTGCGCATAGCGGAGAAGTACGACAAGGACATCGCCGCACTGGCGGCCTCGCCCGAGAACAGGCGTATCGCTGCCGAGGCCAAGCAGAAGGCGCTCGACGACTTCACCCTCACTTTCGCCGGACAGTTCCCCGAGTTCGAGGCATGGGCCGACATGATCGCCGCGATGTCCATCGAAAAGGTGGAGGAGGCTCTAAAGGATGCGCAAGACGCGCTTACGATGCTGCGCGAGCTCCATCCTTACGACGAGGGCGCCATTGCGGAGGCCGAGGCCAAGGTACTCGCGGCCAAGAGACGCCTCGCGGCGCTGCGCGCGGGCGGGGAAACGGAAAAGACAGCGACCGACACGGTCAAGTGGACGGAGCTGCACGACGTGCTGGCCGACGTAATCGACACCTTCGACGAGGTGGGCGACGCCATAGGCGGCGCGGCCGGCGAGATCGTCGCAGCCGCCGGCCGAATAGCCTCGTCGACGTTGCAGATAGTGAATGCCGTGAATGCGGTCAGGGAGGCGAAGTCCTCGAATGACGGGCTGGGCATAGCATCGGGCATACTCGGCGGCATATCGGCGGGCGTGGGAGTACTGACGACGCTGTTCTCTCTGTT